ATGGAGGGTTTAGTTAAATCTGCTTATGGTTTTAGATTACGAGGTATATTAAATAAAATAGCCAATGAACCTTTACCTGGACAAAATAAATCTTTAAAAAATTTATATCCTAATTCTGTTAAGGCAGGAGAAATATATTATAACAGAGCTTTAGGCAGGGATAACAATGGTCTTACAAAACTTATTAATGAAATAGAAAATAAAACACCTGAACTAAGAACTGCTTATGGTAAAGTTGCAGGACTAGCTAACCATTTTTATCTTTTACAATTAAATATAAGATTTGCACTAGCACAGGGAATACAGCCATATCAAATGATTCCAAGTAAGATGGCTCACTTATCTGAACTTGCAGGTAAAAATAGTGTAGAGGCGATTGCAGATGCATACACAACAGTGGCCTTAATACAAAAAGAATTAATTAAACCTAGTAAATTTAGCCAAGCATTAATTAAAGAAGGTGCTAATAAAGCTACTATTAATGATAACTTTTTAAGAGAGTTTGCAGGTCCTGAATATTATCAAAAAGGTAATTTTGCAGACAAAGGAACATTTCCTAAAAGAATTAATTTATTAATAGGAAGAAACTTAGCGTCTAATATGGAACAGTTTTCTAGATTAAATGCTGTGTTAATGTTTGGGCATCATCTAAAAAGACTAGGTGCTAGTGAAAAAGAAGCTATAAAAAAAGCATGGCAAATGGCTGACACCTACATGGTTAGATATGATGCATTTGAAAGAGCACCTATATTTCAAGCTATGGGAACTCCCGGTAGAGCGTTAGGACAATTTAAAACATTCGTAACTAATTACTTTGCACAAATGGTAGAGGGTTTAAAAGGTGTGCCGAAAGGAGAAGTATCTCAGATATCAGCTTTGATAGTTGGTTCTTTATTGACTGCAGGTGCAGGTGGTATGTTAGGCGCACAGGCCATTGACGGAATCATAAATAAAATAAATAAATATGCAGAAAGAAATTTTCCCACTTGGTCTGAGTGGTTATTAAGTCAAGACTTACCAGACTGGGTATACTTTGGTATTCCATCAGCAGCACTTAATGCAGATATGACTGCTACAGTTGCAGCACCTACATTTGCACCAGGGGATTTAATATCTGTTCCTGCATTTGATTTTGCTAAACAGGCATCATCAGGATTTATAACTATCATGGACTACTATGTTAATGATGTATTAGTAAATAAACTATTTGACATAGGTGTAAAAGATACAAGAGCACCTTTAGTAGGACAGATTCCACCATCAACAACCACACTAAGAGATGCATTTAAAAGTGTAACTCCAAACTCTATGCATGGTTTAATTGATGAGTGGTTCCAAAGAAATTCAAGCAATCCTTACTATGTAAGTGGGGGTAATGCTAGAATACAAAGAAACATATCAGACAGAATATCTAGAGTTTTTTTAACATCCTATTCTTTAAGAGAAGCTAGGGCCATTAAAGTATTGAATGCTAAAAGAGTTAGTGATAAAACTTCTTCATTAAACTTCGGTAAAGTCATGGATTATTTAGCAGACAGTTACTTTAAAACAGGTGAGCCTTTTATTGTGCCTGAATTTTTATACCAGTATTTAATTGATAATGGCTACACAGATGAAAATATTGAAAGAAGTTTAGAAAGAAGAATTAAAAATAGAATTATGGATGGAAAGCAGCAAATGGAAAAGGGAGGAATAACTCCTAGGGAAGAACCGTTCTATGAAATGCTTGATTAAATATGGAATCAATATTAGCGTTCCTGCTATCGACAGTAGGAATAGTAGAAATAATACAAGTCGGACAAATAGTAAATGAACAGAATACAGGAGGAAATGTAATGGGTGGTTTACCAGTTGAAATGATAACAATGCTAGGTTCTAGCCTACTGGGGGGCGTGATGTCAATCTGGGGGCAAAGCATCAAAGCAAAACAAGAAGAACAGAAGATGCTCATGGAAAGAGCAAACTTCCAAATGAAATCTATTGAAAGTGCAAGAACATATGAGAATAAAGGCTTTCAGTGGACAAGAAGAATCATTGCACTAACTGCAGTGTTCTTCATCATAGCTTGGCCTAAGTTAGTGCCTGTGTTATTTGATGTGCCAGTTATCCTAACATGGACAGAATTTACAAATGGATTCTTATTCTTAGTAGAGAAAAAAGAAATACTATTAGATAGAGAGTTCTTAGGTTTAGTAATTACACCATTAGATACTCACTTAATGTCTGCTATTGTTGGACTATACTTTGGTGGTAGCTTGGTTAAGAAGTAATGGCTATAGATGTTACAATAAAAGCAGCTCCTATAGACGTAGATTTTATATTAAATAAATTAGAGGGCACTGTAAAAGAGGGAGATAAATTTATAGGACACATTCCTAAAGAAGGCTCTGGAATAACTATAGCTAAAGGATTAGATTTAGGATATCAAAATAAAGAATCTTTGATGAAACTAGGTTTAAATGAATCACTAATAGAAAAATTATCTCCCTATTTAGGTAAAGTATCTGATAGTGATAATATTGAATCTTTAAGAAAAGAAGCTCAAGGATTAACTATTTCTGATGCAGAGGCAGATGCCATTAATAAAGGAGTAATTAAAAACTTTACAGACAAAACTAGAAATCAATATAATTCTTTTTTTAATTATCAAAGTAAAGTGACGGGCCAGTTAATGCCAGTAAAAAAAGGATTAAAAAATTATGAATCTGATTTTAATAAACTATCTGTCAGGGATAAAACTATATTAGTTCAGCACACTATAAATTATGGACATCTGTTTCAACCAGAAACTAATAACATAACTGGTGAAAGTCTAATATCTTCTGTATCAGAAAAAGATGATAATAAAATAAAAAATACTATAATGCAGTATGATTACAATACAGACAGAAAAGCTAAACTACTAAACTATATTGATTTAAGCAATAAGCCTATTCAATAACTCTTGAGTTGTCTTATAAGTTTTATTTGTATGTTCTTGTAAATGTTTTGTAAGTGCCTTTAGAATAAAAGGCAAAGGTGTTCTTAGTGTGTTTTCTTCAATGTGTTTCCCTTCCCAAGGGTCTTTTTCATCAGGCTTAAATCCATAGTATTTTAATATGCCATACTTATCTTTGAATGCTTTAATAAGTTCTTGGCCGTCAATACAATCCTCATCCCAATAAAAATTATTATCCTCAGAACAATACCACACATTTAAATTATACAGAACAAAATCATTTTTTGTTTTCTTTGGCGAGATTCTTCTCTTCATTTTCCTTTACCTCTGATGCAATAGAACCTAATATTTGATTGACTTGATTCCATGGAAGTGTGGATAAAAAGTTAACTATTGCTTGTATTAGCTTTTGACTTATTTCGTATTTTTGCATGTTGTTGTTTCTCCTTATGCAGTTGTATGTTCCTTAGTTCCTCTGTAATAATTGCAGATAAATCATCATGTAATATTTTTAAGTAACCAAAGAAATTTGTTTTAGTGGATATCTTTACATATCCTTTATCTTTTACTTGCTTTGATTCAAATGAATCTAAAGACAGAAGCAAGTCTCCTGAGAATGGGTCTTTAAGTATTCGCATAGCTAGTATAATCCACAAGTTCTTTTATAGGTATTAACCATCCCCAAGAAGTATTATTATCTCCACCAGGAACAGACCTATACTTATTATTTTTTATCATTTTTTTTATTCTAGAAGTTTCTGTAAAAACTGCAAAACAAAACTTTTTACCTTTATAAAAATTAACAGCCCAATACTTTGATTGAGTTGTATTTATACCACTATCTTTTCCACGGCTTTTGTATTCACAATAATGATTCCCACTCTTAATCCACTTATCCATTTCGGATTTAACTTCAACCTTATCACCTTCTAATATTTCACCGATAAGTTTTTCACCTACCTTGCCTTGTATTAAATCACAAGTAAAATCACTTTTATATTCCATTAATTCAACTTTTTCCTCCAGTCATCTAACTGTATTATTTTATTTTCATCTTCTAGTTTTTCTAAATCAAAAACTTGTTTTCCTAATCCATAAACTAAATCGGGGTCATCTAGAGATATTTGTCTCAAGCCTAACGCTACAATGTAGGCCATTTCTTTTTCGGGTGTATTGGGTTCGTATGCGTCATCCACACCACAGGCGTATTTGTTTTCGCCAAAAGGTTTAACGTATAATCGAACTACGTCTTTACCATTTTTTCTAACTTTTTTCACTTTCTATCAGCCTAGTAACCCCATACTTCTTTTCTAGCTTTAACAACTGCCTCATCTTTCCATATCCAATCATCAGGATTAGGAATTAGAGAATCTTTAATATCCTCTATTGAGTTCACTTTAGATAAATAATTTCCCATAACAGTTACTATATGTTCACACATTTTCATTGGAGTTTGATAGTCTTCTAATTGTAATTGATAAAAATCACTACCAGATTTTCTAGTAATTAAATACCAAAGTTTTTGATTCGCATTAGTTGCTCTTTGGTAGATAGCTTGTTGCATGGCATGAGAAGTAGATATGCCAAAGGGTTTTCTTTTAGAAGTTTTTAAATCAACATAGAAATCTTCTTTTGTAGATTTATCTTCAAAGTGAAAGTCGGTATAGCCTACAAGGGGTATATCCTTTATGGTTAATTCTACCTTTTTTTGATAATTTAGCAAGTCCCAATTTACTGCATATTTATAAAAAGAATCAATGCCAATTTTTAGTAATGGTTCTAAGTTTGCTCTTTCTTCTTCAGTCTTAGGGTCATTTATGGATGAAACTTTTACCTCGAAATCAGAAATCATTTTAGCTTTTGCTACTTCATAATCAGCACCAGTCATGACCATATTTAATGCTGTCTCAACTGCAGTACCTCTTTCGGCTGAGGCACTAGAGGGAAAATCATAGCCAAATATTCTACGTAAAGCCCACCTTTCTCTGTTGAAGGCAAACTCATTTAAGTGGCTAAAAGATAAAGGTAATAAACTTTTTATTTGTTTGTCAAATTTTTTGAAATGTTCTATCAATATAAAACAACCTTTTGAAAAGGATGACGGCTAACAGGGCACATCCTATTAATAAATTTACATTTTATGTTTGGGGATAATTGATTGTAAATCTTTTTAGAAATAACTATTAGCCGTCTATGTGATTCTAAAATCACTTTTGGTTTACTTCTGCAACTATGTCATCATCTAGTACCTCACTTTTCGCCTTTTGCTTTGCGTTGTGTTCGGACAATACATAATCATTTTCACTCTTAACAATTTCAAGAAAACCTTTTAAAGTTTCTTTGTCTTTGTCTGTGAAATCAGCATGTTTGAAAGTGTCTCGTATCTTTCCAATATACCAAGTATTAGAGCCTTTTGTCTGTTTGTCTGTATCATAAAACTCAATAATACTATTATACATTATCTTCCCACGTTTACTTAGACTACGCAATACTTCTACAATAGGTAAAAAGTTTGTACCTCTTGCAGTGTATAACACAGGCTCATCAGTAACAGAAAGTTCTTTACCTTCAGGTGATACACCCTTCATAGTAACTAGTCCCCAAGTATGTTTGTAGCAAGTAATTTTATTTTGCTCCAGTTTTTCAATAGGGTCTAATCCATCTCTTTCTGCTTTTGGAATACTACCACATTTCTGTGTTCCGTTTGTATCAGGAATCGGGTCTGTCCATGATGTAAACATAACAGATTTGTAGTTGTTTTCTTCGTTATCCTCATCATACTTTTTGTATTGATAAGTCGTAAGTAAAGGTCTAAATAATACTGGCTTTCCAATCACTGTTCCTGCAGTTGTGCCGTCTAGTCTGAAAGTTCCTACTTGTAATTTATTACCTGCGTCATCCTCAGATTGTTTATTAATAGATAGCTTTGCAAGTTTTGGGTCTACTGAAGCGTCCTGTCCAATAAAACTCA